TGAAGCCGTGTTCGACGTCTTCGATGTAGGGCTTGCCGTTGGGGTGCAGCGTGGGTGGTGCGAGGACTTGCCCGCCTTCGCCTCGGATGTCTAGACCGGGGCCGAGGCGCTTGCCTGCGTCGTTGCGCACGTTGATGCTGGTACGGAAGTAGAGATGGCGGCCACCGGATGGGGTGTGCACGGTGACGGTGTCGGGGAGTTCGCCGTGTTCTGCTTCGAGGTCGGCGAGTGTGTCTGAGCCGCGGTGTTGTTCGCGGTCGTCGATGTCGAGGACGAACAGGTAGCTGTTGGTGATCTTGCCTGTGGCGATGCCGACGCCCCAGCCTTTGTATGTTTTGGTGAACCATGTGGTGATGGTGTCGGGGTCGGTGGTGGCTTTGGTCTGCCACGATTCGATACCTGACGGATACTTTTCGCCTGGTGCGATTGGTATGACGCGCAATCCTTTTGATGCGTAGGCGAGTGCAGCGTTGAGCACATCCATTCGTTTTCTCCTTGATTGCTATTCGACGGTGAGTTGAGTGTAGAGCGGGTCTGCTTGGGTGATGCGTTCGCGTGCGATGTCAACGTATTCTGGGTTGAGTTCGGTGCCTATGTAGTTTCTGCCGTGTCGAAGTGAGACGACTGCGACGGTGCCGGAGCCGGTGAATGGGTCGAGGATGGTGTCGTCTGGTCGGCTGCTGGCGAGGATGCAGGGTTCGACGAGTGCTTCGGGCATGACGGCGAAGTGTGCGCCTCGGAATGGTTTGGTTGGGATGGTCCACACGGAGCGACGGTTGCGTTTATCAACAATGCTGACGAACGCCTCCTGTCCTGTGCCATCTTGACCTTGCCGCTTTCCTTCATAGGTGAGACGCCCTTCTCCTGCACGTTTGTCGGATGACCATTTGGCATCTTCTTTGATGGCTTCGTTGTCGAAGTAATACTTGGCGGATTTGGTGAGGAGGAACAGGTATTCGTGGGCTTTGGTGCAACGGTCAGTGACTGATTCGGGCATCGGGTTGGGTTTGTGCCAGATGATGTCTTGGCGTAGCCACCAGCCGTCTGCTTGGAGTGCGAACGCGACCCGCCACGGGATACCAACAAGGTCTTTGGGTTTCAGGTTGGAAAGACGCAGCATCTCCCTATTGTCGCTTGGCCTTGTCTGTCCTTTTCCTCCGATGTTGTGGTAATGCTGGTTGATGCTTTCACCGTCACTGGCGCGTTGCGCCTGCATTTCGCTTGAACCTTGACCGCTCGCACCCTTCCCACCGACATACGAATCTCCGAGGTTGAGCCACAGCACCCCGTCATCCTTCAACACGCGGCGCACCTCACGAAACACTGCCACCATCTCAGCGACGTACTCATCGGGCGTCTGTTCTAAGCCGATTTGTGAGTCGATGCGTCTGGCTCCGCATTTGCCGCAGATGTCTTTGTAGAACTCGCGTGCCTCAGCGTTCTTGACGTCGTTGCCTGTGCCACAGTTCTTGTTGATGTTTGCTTTTGTTGCCATCGGTTTGCCGAGATGGTCGCATGACGGGTCGCCGCCTTCCCATGTGGCAGTGCCGTAGTCGCGCAGTCCCCAATAGGGCGGGCTGGTGATGCAAGATTGGATGCTGTTATCTGGGATGTCGTTGAGTCGTGTGCGGACGTCTCCGACGAGTATTCGTGCGGCAGGCATTGATTCTCCTTGTGTGGGCGGGGTTGGTCAGGTTAGCAGTCGATGTCAAACCAGTCGGGCCAGATTTCGCCTGGGTGTTTGCCGATTTGGATGGCGTAGCGGTCGGCGTCCCACTGGTTGAAGGTGGCTTTCGGGTTGCGCCACCGGACGATGGTGCCTCGATCTACACCGAATTGGATTGCGACTTCTGCTGCGGTGAGGTTGGTGAAGGTGGCAAGGAGTGGTGCGGTTGGGTAGCGGAGGTTGCCTTTTCTCATTGTTTCTCCATTGGTTGTGACGGGCTATGGCGGTTGCAGGTTGGTGCCTGACTGGGCGTGACGTGCAGGACGATGCTATTCGCACACCGCGGGCAACGCCACGTCACTCGTCGTTTTCGTCGTTCTCTCGTTGCATCCATGCGGCTGCGATCTTGGCTTTCTGAATGTGGGAGACGGCTTCGCAGAGGCCGATGGTTTCGGCGGCGGTCTGGTTCTCCATGCATTGGACGTAGAACGACTGGTCGCCTTCTTCGTCTTCGACGATGGCGATCAGGACGTACTTCTGGCACCAGCCTTCGCCGACGGTGTTGACGTACCGTTCGACGTAGTCAGTCTTCTTCGTCATCGCCGCCCTCGCAGCATGGCTTCGGGGCGGGGTTGCATCCGCATGGGCGGTTCGGGTCGAGCGTGTTCATGTCGTCCACAGTAGCGATGTGACCACCCCGACTATCCGGTGGAAGGGCTGCGTGAGCTCTTGTCATCGGGGTGGGACGTTTTACCTTCGTTCGAGCGTAATCGGCGGAGACCATGACGCTTCCCAGTGGCGGCCCGGCTTGAATGCCACGGTGACGTTGCCTTCTTGATCGAGCGTGACGAGTAGATGTACACCACCTTGACGGTACGCGCTCATCACGTCGGTGCAGTCGATGGGTGCGACCCAGCGTGCGTGCCCGTCGTGGTCACCCATGACGGTGATGAACTTCGGGCTCAGGTAATCGACGTCGGGTTCAGCAGTCATTCTTGAACCTCGTGACGGTGTCGCCGATTTGGTCTTGGACGTGTTCGTGGACCATGCTGAGGCAGGCGAGGTAGCCGGCTGCGTCGACGACGCTGTCGCGGTGCCAGTCGCCGCGTTGGGCGTTGGTGGCGATGCGTGCGAGCTTGACGCAGATCATGAAGGTGACGGCGTCGTGCACGGTGAGTTGGTGCCCGGTCATGAGGTGGAACAGTTCTTTGACTTTGTAGTAGTCGTCGAACGGGTGTGAGTAGGTGGCTTGCCTTGGGCCGTTGACGAGGTCGTGGGCTTCGGTGAGGATTTCGGAGCCGTTCACAACTCGACTCCTTGCTGGATGTGCAGACGTAGCCGCTCGACGGTGGCGGTGAGTGCGGCGATCTGGGCTTTGGCTGCGTCGGTTTCGCGGATGGCTGCGGTGAGCGAGTCCTCGAGGTTGTCGCGTTGTTCGGTGACGTGTGCCAGGGCGACGGAGAGTTCCGAGATGCGGAGTTGTGCTTCTTCGTTCATTTGGCGTAGGGCGTCGGGGTCGTAGGTCATTTCTTGTTTCTCCTTTGTAGTTCTGCTTGTAGAGCTTTGATTACTGCTTCGAGCCGGTCGACGTCTCCGGGGCCGACGAACACTCGTCGTAGGAAGTCGATTGCGTCTCTGATTTCTTGCTTGGTCATGACGGGTCTTTCTGGTGGGAAGCGACCGGGGCAGGGAAACGAACAAACCTGCCCCGGCCGCCGGGGATCATTGGCGTTGGCGTGGCCCACGCAGGGCGAGCCACGTCAACGCCGCCAACAGTGCGGGCACGAGCAGAAGCTCGGGCATCACCACATGTCAGCCGAAGCATCCTTGACGGGTGCCTCGACTTTGGCTTGGTATTGCTTCGGTGCGTTGAACGCTCCCGACTTCTTCTCGCCGTCGCCGACGTAGCGGACGCTGAGGGTCGCGCCGACGAGCGTCTGCACGCCCGCCTTCTCCGCCGCCTCGCGGATCGCTTTGGTCATCTGGCCGCGAACCCAGAGGTTCGCCGCCCCGGTGGGTTGCTCCAAGGTGAAGACGAACACCCAGCGCGGGTCGCCGTTGTCGTAGGTCTTCAAGTTCCCTGCCGGGTCCTTGTCTTGGAGTTTCGTCACCTCGGTCACGACACCGGTGTGGGTGTCGCCGACCTTGGCGAACTTGAGTGCAGGCAGCTTCGGGCCGCCTGCGGTGGATTGCATGAAGTCATCAGACATGAGTTTTCTCCTTGATGATGTAGTGGTTGCTTGCTGGGATGTATTCCAGCAGGACGCGGTCGCTGTAAATGTCCATGAGGGTGGACCAGACGCGTTCGGCGTCGATCCAGGACAAGTCCAGCAAGGCGAGCCCTGCCGTTTGGTATTGCTTTCC